CGCCAAGCACTACAAAGAGCAACCGCATCAGCTGGCGGCCTGGAACGCGCTGCAGCAGGTCCTGACCACCAAGGAGGTGGAAGACTTCGCCGCCCTGTACCGGGCAGCCCCTGCGGTCAAGGCATCACCCACCAGCAACCCGCTCTCGGTGCGGTGGCAGAGCCAGCTCGACAACAAATCCGGCACCGGCTACCGCGAGTGCTTCAGCTCGAGCTGCGCCATGCTCGCTATGCACTGGAACAAGGTGGCGAACGACGACGCCTACAACGCGATCCGCAATCAGTACGGCGACAGCACCGACGCGCAGGCGCAGCTGCTGGCGCTGCGCAGCTTGGGCCTCAAGGCCAACTTCCACACCGATGGCACACCCGCAAGACTGGAGGCTGAGATTTCCGCTGGTCGGCCTGTGGCTGTGGGCTGGTTGCATCATGGCCCGGTGTCTGGCCCGTCTGGCGGTGGCCACTGGAGTGTGGTGGTCGGTTACACGGCGACAACCTGGATCCAGAACGATCCCAACGGGGAGGCCAACCTGATCGGCGGTGGCTACACCGCCAACACCAACGGGGCTGGGGTGGTCTACAGCCGCAAGAACTGGAACCCCAGGTGGATGCCCGGGGGGACCGGCGGGTGGTTTCTCAGCGTTTCACCAGCGGGGTGATGACACCAGCCAGGATCTCGATGGCGCGGTAGAGCTTGACAGCCATCCTGCTGTAGCGACCCAGGGCTTCGTCGTCCTTGGGAGTGGGGGTGAGGTTGACGATCGCCACCGCGGCGCCATGAACGGCGATGACAACGGCGACGTACTCAGCGATCCGATCGGTCATGGGGATGCGGTGGCTGCGCTTCAGTCTGCCATCCTTGCTTCAACCTTGGACACCCGCTGCTCAACTGAGTTGAGGCGGCCAAAGGTCTCCTTGCGATCAGCGCGGATGTCAATGTGAAGCTCCTCGAGGCGGGTGGCCACGTTCTCGACCGCAACAGTGAGCCGGGTGACCACCTCGCGGTTGGTCGTGTTGCCACGGATGGCGCCACCCGTGGCCATGACTAAGGCGGTGAACGCTGAGCCGACTAGGGCGGCAATGACGGCGGCAATGACTTCGATCATGGTCCGCAGTGGCGTCAGCTCAGTTTAGGTCCACGGCACACCAGCCGCCTTGGTAGGAGCGGCCTGTTCATCCAGTTGGGCTTGCAGGGCAGCTTCGATCGCGGGCACGTCCAGCTTGTCCTGCACCCAGCCGATGACCAGCTCAGGTGTGAGGTCGGCGTACGGGATCACGTCGCCCTCAGGCTGCTCTAGGCCTATGGAGCCGTAGGCAGAGCTGGCGTAGGTGCCATCTTCGGCGGAGAGCGTCCAGTGGACGGTGTAGACGATGCCGTCAGCCGTGTGGCGTTCGAGGTTGGCGATGGCCCAGGTGTAGGTGGTCATGGTGGTGTGGTGGTGGTGGGTAGTGGCGTTGACTACGCGCCCTCAAGGGCTGCAACACGATCAGTAAGTTCTTTAATTCTCAGATTGCTTTCTTTCAAAGCGGCAATTAGTACGGGAACAAGGTCTGTCATTGCCAGGCCCATGTAGTGTTGGTTGCCTTCTCCGTCTTGTTCTTCTTCGGGTACGTCTACAACCTCTGGCAAGACCGATAAAACATTTTGAGCAATCAAACCTACTTTTCTTGTGGCCGCAGAATCAGCCTTGAAAGAATAGTAAACGGGGTTAATTGCCTGAATGATTTGAGTGGCGGCAACAACTGGTCCTTCTATATTCTTCAATCTTTCATCCGAACTAAATGTCCAACTTGTAGCTGTATTGCTTGCAAGTTTAGCAACATAACCAGTAGCCTTGTTGCCTATCGCAAATTGAGTTGCACCTACGGCATAAATGTTTGGACCTATGCCCCAGATTCGTGAATCTCCATTGGCTGATGTTGGAGTTGATCCAAATGCACTTACACCCGGAATGAATGTAATGCCAACTTCTCCATCACTTGTTGTGTTTCCAATTTGAAACTGTCCATAAGAGGAGTCAGTGCTGCTCAGCCATGTTTTACCAGTGTTGGTAATCCTCATCCGCTCCGTAGGAGTAGACGCGCCATCAGCCGTAGTGGAGAACACTAGGCGGCCTGGGATGTCAGTATCAGAGCTGCTGGCGCCATCAGTCGCGCAAGAAATCGAAGCATAGTGATAATTCAAGTTAGTATTACTTGTCGATTCAAACCGAATAGTACCTATTCCAATGTCGGCCACAGTTGGCCTTGTAGATCCATATCTCACCGCAAAAGCACCAACACTTGTTTCTCCACCAACATATCCTTGGCAAACTAATTTTGCATTGCTGTCGTTGCTAGACGTGCCAACTAAGAGCCTGCCGGAGCTGTCGATGCGAGCGCGTTCGGTGCCACCTGTTGCCCAATAATGAAGATCTCGGCCCATAAGGTACGAGAGGGAATCTGATGTTCCGTTGTTTTGGAAAAAAACTAAGTTCTCTGAACTTACCCCAGAATGATAAATTTTCCAAATACCTGCACGACTGGCGTGGCTTAACGTAATGCCATTGTTGTCTCCAGGCTGATTAACATGCAGTATTGAGCTGGGGCTAGTAGTGCCAATCCCTACGCGGTTATTAGCAGCATCAACGTAGAACGTGCCGCTGTCGATGTTGACGTTACCGCTGCCATCTACGGTGATGCGTGGGGTGCCACCCGTCGCAATCCCAATCTGGTCTGCACTGGGGCTGTAGATGCCGGTATTGAGGTCACCTGATACGGCAATGCCCGGCAGTGCTGCGGTGCCTGCTGTGACGGCTAGGACGCCCGTCATGGTGTCACCAGCCTTCAGCACGTTGCTAGATGCCGCTCCAGTCAGTGCTGCGGTGATGGTGCCAGCGGTGAAGTTACCCGAGGCATCACGCGCCACGATCGCGCTTGCCGTGTTGGCGCTGGCGGCTGTGGTGGCCGAGTTGCTTACTTTGCCAGCCGTAGCGATGGTCGCTAACTTAGTGTCAACGATGCCCGCCGATGCGTTGATGTCTGCATTGACGATCACACCGGCAGCAATCGCAGTCACACCCGTGCTGCTTATCGTTACATCACCTGTAACTGCCGTGCTGGTCGCTACATTAGCAGCGCTGCCGAGCACGATATTGCCACTGGTCAACGTGGCCAGCTTGCTGTAAGCGATCGCAGCCGCCGCTGCAATGTCTGCATTGACGATCGGGTAGGTGCCGCCGATCGCATATGTCAGGCTGGTCCATGCGGTGGACCCGGTGCCGACCTTCCATTTCTTGGTGTCGGACTCAATGCCGATCTCACCCGCCAGCAACGTTGGGTTCTGCGCCGTCCAGTTGGCAGCGGTGTCGTACCGCTGCTTCATCAATGCCGATAGGTTGATGCTCATGATGATCCTGAGGGGCTGAGGATGTAGTCACGCGCAGGCGATGCCGCTGCTGCGCCTGCATCTAATAGGTACAGTCTATCAGGGCTGGCTGATGCGGCGCCAGCGTTAAATACTAGGTCGCCCGTGTTGATTGGAATTGATTGCAGTTCAAGCTCAACATTCCACCTGCCGCAAGAACTGTCAGTGATCGCAGGCGGACTGACGTATCGCCAGGCAATGTCGCTTAGCAATGGAACCGGCGGCGTGGTGTAGCCAGTCCATGTCTCAGCAGGCAAGAAGAATAGATCAAAGCTGCCTTGGCGGTCGATGTAATGTGCTGTGATTAAGTCGATGTCTGTTTCAATCAACCGCTGGAAAGATAAGCCAAGGCTTTGCGCGATGCGTCGATTGCCGCGCCTGAACCCTGTTGTCATGCCGGACAATGAAACCTGAGACGTGCTTGGCACGTTGCCAGGGACATAGGTTCTTACTGATGGCACCAGTGAAGGGAAGGTCATGGGATTGGAACTGCTATCAGTTCAATTGTAAAGCTGTATTGTATGGGCGCTGCTATTGCAACATCGAACGGGCCAGCATATCGCCATTGATAATCAACTGCGCTCACAGGTGGGGTGCTGTAGCCCAGCCATATGATAGCGGGCAGATCAAATGCAATCAATGTACCATCCTGCCCTGCGTAATGATCTAGGACCAGCTGGGTGTTCGCTTCGCTTAAGTATTGATAACCTAGCGACAACACCTGGGTGATGCGCTTAGTACCTTGCAGGAATCTAACATCACCGCCGCTGATGCTTTCATATGTTAATTGCGGATAGTCGCCAAAGGTCAACGCCCTTGATGCTGGCTCAATAGAGGGAAAGTTGGCCATCAGACTATGCGGAAAGAATCGTTGATCATTGAATCAATGATGGCAGAAACATCCCCAGTGGTGACCGGGAAGTGCTCGGCCTCTATTGTACTGCGTCCTTCGGGATCGTAGCTCATGCTAGTGATCTGATACCATTCAACCTCGGCGCGGTTGTCACCAGTTGATGTGATGCGTTGGCGGTCAATCTTAATGATGTCCGTTGGCTTGAGGCCAGTGACAATCAATGAAGTCTGAAGGCTGATTGAATGCGTCGAGATCCTGCGCTTAGCCAATTCATAAGTTGCATAAGAAATAGCGTGGTTATCGTATGTGCAGAAATCAGTCATATCAAATTGCTCAACCGGTGCATCCAATGCAGTGGTTGCATAAGATACCTGCAATGTGCGCTGGATGCCAATGCTGCTAGGATTAGCTTCGCGGTAAAGTATGACCGCAATAAAATCTTGGCGATCTGAAATAGGATAAAATGATTTATTAAAACTACCTGGCAGTATTTCATTTTCAGTAAAGATTGCCGCTGGCGTCAATGCTGTTTCATCAAGTGCATTGCCATCTAGCGGCAGCACAGGCTCGAAGCGATACTGCCCACCAACTGACAAAAACGAAAGTAAGAAATATGGCGCAAGGCTAGATAAAAGCTCAATAATGTTCACGGCGTTTTCAAGCACACCGTTGTAATAGAACCCATATAAATCAGCGAATGCCGCCATGCTGGTCAAGTTGTCAGTGTAAATTGGCGAAGCAATATCTGAGGTATCGGCGCCATCAGCGCGCTTGTATATTGTAAACAGGTACATCGCCAGATCAACGAATTGATTGCTGGCGCCGCGTGGGTAAACACCAGAAACTAAGCCGCCGCTGTAAAGATCAACCTTAACTCCTTCGTCATAGAAGATAAACAGTTGCTTGGTTGTCGTTGGGTAGGATCCCTCGGACGGTGGATCATAGATGTCGCCTTCAATCCGCAAAAACGTGATGTCTGCATAGGCTGAGTTATCGGCGCCTGGTGTCACTGGCAGGTAAAGATTGCCGCTGGTGGTAAGTGATGTGCCAGCCGTGTAGGTGAAGGTATTGGCATTGGGTACGGTCGCAACAATGTAAGTACCCTCAACACCATTGCCGCTGGTGATCTCAATATAAACAGTATTGCCAATCGCAAGACCGTGCGCTGTGGCTGTAACTGTTACGGTTGTCCCAGATTGCGAATATGTACCATTCAAGAAGCTGTATGGGCTTTCAATGTTTTCTTGTTGCACACCGTATAGCGTGCCAGTACTGGCGGGCAATGCCGGATTGTGCTGTGTGTTGACAGTTGCAATTGTGAATTGTATGACCAGCCGTGCGCCGGATGGTATCCCCAGGAATCCGGGAGACTGAGGCGCAAGCGTCCCAAACTCTTCAATTGTTCCTACTGTATAGCCACCGCCAGTTGCTGAGTTTCGATTAAGCTGAAGTGGTGTTGTAGAAATCCAGCTCCTATAGGCCCAATACCCAGCTGTTACGTCTGTGCCATCATCTGAGTTGAATGCCTGAACATCATTGGCAGTCAATTCCATCACCGTGTTACTTGTATCTCCTAACCCCCTAGTGATGTTTCTGGTCGTGTAGTAACTGTAGGGATCGTAGGAGTATGTGTAGACAGATCCAGCAGTCGCCTTGTTTAGCTGCGACAGATAAGAGTATGTTTCAACACCACAGAACAGTGTCCCGCCACCGATCGGGCAGGTGTCAGGCGCGGCCGCAAGATCAGCGGCAGTTGCGTAGTCATGCTGCAATGTGATTGATTGATCGGCAATGAATGCCAATGACTGCGGGCCAACCCAGGTGCGATGCTTTACTGGAGAACTAACAATTTCGCCCTGGCTGATTGCATACAGAAAACTTCCCACATAGAGCTTGGTGCCAGCTTTTACCAGTGACGGCTGCACCCAAACGCCACCGATGTCGTCAACACGCTTGCCAAATACGATCGGGATTGTTTCACCTGGTGTTGCGAGTTGTTGCCTCTTATCAATGTCTGATGATGGTTTTTTGCCAGTCAGCAATGAATCATCGAGTTTTTTTGCTGCGCGGGCTGGTGCGGCTTTAGGCTGTGGTTCTGCCGTCAGGTTGCTGCTATCATTTGACGAAGTCTGGAAGCTAAGGCCCAATTGAAAGTGGGGTAGATAGCTTCCTCCTAGCGGCCCAGGGTCTCGGTAAAGTCTAGTCATTGTCCTATAAACCTCCCGATAAGATTTGAAGCGATTTTACGAGTAGGCACTTGTCCCTTCTGCTTATCAATCGCTGGGTTGACCGTCCAGTCTACAGCTGTGTCATTGATGGATGCGGATTCAACGCTGCCAATGTATCGGCTGATGACTTCTGCGCTGGCCGGATCAATTGCATCTTGCCCTACGTCTTGGATGACAAGCGACGCAATAATCAATGACGTGCCGCCAACTGCTTGCTCTGTAATATCAACCATGTAGGCGATAGCGGCGGCATTGACTTGAAAGTTGTTTATTGATGCGGCAGTTGATGATCCAAAGCCGCTTGCATTAAATGCTAGGTAAGGGTAGGTGCCGGTGATGTCGGTGTCAATACTTAATGCCTGGGGGTTTTGGTAAAAGTTTTGCCACCTTGCTGTAGGTGATCGCTTGCCTGTTATCGGATCGCGGACGCTGGTCCGGTCTGCGTAGTATTCCAAGAAGCACATGATGTCGTAGTTGTTCATGCTAAGCCCACCGTGCGCCTTGTGTTCATGTCATTGCGCAATAGGTTTAGGGTTTGATTGACTCCAGCTGCAACAGCGCTGCTCAGGTCCTGGGTGGTCACAAAGTTGGTGCCATCCATCTGGGTCACAGGCCCGGTCTGGATGCTCACCTGGGCACTGCCCGGCACCACCATGCCGCCCTCAGCGAACTTCGGGATAGCGGCTGCACCGCGCACACCTGAGAGCCAGTTGTTGGCAAACTTGGTCGCCTTCGATTGCGGCACGATATATTCGGGCTCACCGCCTTCGCCTACCATCGCGAGGGTTGGGCCTGACACCACGCCACCCTCGGCGAATTGCGGGATGTTGGGCTGGGGCAGTAGCGGGATTCCAGGTAATTTTGCTGCGGCTAATGCTTGATTAGCACCACGGATAACGCCATTGATTGCATTAACTACGCTGCGGATTGCGCTGCCAATACTGTTTAGGATCTGATTGACGATGCCGCGCACCGTTTCAAATGCTGCCTTGAATGGGCTGGTGATAATGTTGACCACACTGCTGAAGATGGTTTTGATTGAATCAATCAATGTAGTAAATGCTTGCTGCACGGGTTGAATGAAAGTCGAGTTGATCAATCCAATCAACAACTTAAAACCTTCAACCAGCGGATCAATAAAGAATGACTTGAAGCCTGCCGGTAATTGTTTGAAGAACTTGCCAATCGAATTAAAAGCATCGCCGATCTTATCGCGGAAGGTATATATGGCAATCCCAGCGGCGATCACCAAAGCAGCGATACCCACGGGGCCTGTGAAGACAACAGCTAGCACGGTCCCTAATGCTGTCACTATCGGCGCAATTGCCGCAAATGCAATGCCGAATGCCCCAAGTCCTAAGATTATATTTTGCACTGGTTGAGGTAGTTGGGTAAATGCAGTCACCGCTCCTGCTATACCCTCCGCGATTTTAGTGATCGTCGGCAGCAATGCCGTAATCGCTTGATTAAATGGACCCGCAACAACTCGGGCAATCTTATTTAGTGAATCGTTGAACTTATCAGCTGCTTGTGCGCCTTCAGTTGTGATTGTTGCGTTATATTGGCTTAGTGCATCGCGCCCTTGATTCAGCATTGGAATCAGGTTCATGCCTGACTTGCCGAATAGTTCCATCGCTAGCGCAGTTTTTTGCGCGCCATCTGGCATTTTCGCAAACCTGTCTGCAATATCAAGCATGACATCATCCATCGGGCGGATCTTGCCGCTTGCATCAGTCGCGCTGACGCCAATGGATCTCAGCGCTTCATTTGCTTTTGATGCAGGATCAACAATCCCTTTTGATAGCTTGCCCATTGCCTTGGCAACTTCATCAACGCTGCTGCCAGAATCATCTGCTGCGGCGCCAAATCTGCTCAGGCTTTCAACTGCAACGCCGGTCCGCTGGCTCAAATCATTGAGGTTGTCCGCTGCGTCAATGGATCCCTTTGCCAGTGTCGCCAGGCCGCCGATCGCAACAGCAGGCACCAGGGCGCCCAGCGCGCCGCTCATGCCGGCTGCCGCTCCCTTCATCTTGCCGAAGGTGCCATTCAACCCATCGGCCTTCCTGTCAAGGCTGGTCAGGCTTTTCTCGAGGCCATTGATTGAGGCCGTGCCGTCAACGCTGGCCTGGATCTTGACTGCTGCCTTGATGTCCAGCGCCATCGGTTAGCCTCCCTTTTCGTGGACAGCCGATAGGATCTCGGCTTCGATGATTTGGATGTCGGCCAGCATGGCTGCTGGATCTGCAACTGCGTGCAGTCTAAAGGTCCAATCCAAGGCTGCATAGTCCAGCCCGATCAATCCATTGCTGCCGCTGCGCCATTGCGTCTGGCAGCGCAGGAAGGCGACCACCGCTGGCCATGCCTCGGGTTCAACCTCGAAGTGATCGGGCTCTGATGGCTCGGGGATTTCAAGGCCAAACACCGCAGCATCCTTGGCTGTGTTATCAATAACGCCGCCACGCATCCAGTATCGTGCGGCGTCTAGAAGTTTTTTGTTTTCACCCCAGTCAAGCTGTCGAAGTAGGCAACAATGATCGCTGATGCTAGGGTCGGGATGTCAAGCAGTTGTTGCTTCATTGCCTCACTAAATGGCACCTCGTCGCCATCTTCATCAAGCACACCAGACCAGCCGATCAAAAGCTCGTCGGCAATGCTTTGATCGCTGATGCTATCGTCTGATGCTTCATTGCGTTCGGATGATTTTATGCGGGCCTGCACTTCAATCTGGATCTTGTTGATCCTTGCTTGCGGCAGCCGCTTGAACTCAGCGTCGAATGTTTGCTTTTCAAACTTACCGCCATTGATCGGCAGCTTGACGGTAACAGGCCAGACGTAACTGCTGGATTGCTTAAGGACAAAAGCCACGATGATCAGGCGAAGGTGAGGGAGATTTCATCGTTGCCGATCGTGGTAGGAACAGCAACGTAAGGCAAGCCTAGCATTTGAATGCCATCCTGATCTTCATAAGCAGGATTTGCCAGTGAGATAGTAGGCAGCACGACTGTGACCCGGTTGCCAGCGGTCGTGCCGTGCATCAGGGTAACGGCGCCAGTTGTAGAGGCCAACGCTGCGGAGAAGAAGTCATACTGCGCAATCGTCGGCGCCTCGATCTTCAGCTCACCTTCGGCGGCGCGAGTGGTGATGATCACTTCTTTGGTGCAGCCAACTAGCTCCCGGTAGATGGTCTCGTTGGCAATGTCAAAGCTGAACTCCATCAGGCAACCTGCATATCCGTAGACAGCGAAAGCAGATGTATTGTCAGCCTTGAAGATCAAGGGTGATGCTTGGTTGGTGTAGGTGGCCGTAGGTGCAGCAGTGTCGGTTGGTGCGTTGTAGATGCCGACCATCGTAAACTCAATCACCGGGATCTCACCAACCGTCCCGGTGATGGTGAAGGTACCGCGAGCGCCTGTGATCTTGTGGAGGATGCCGTCGTTGTTGTGGTAAATCGTTGCGCTGCTGAAGCTTGAGCTGACTGGCCGATAGCCTACATTTGCTGCAATGCTGTAGGCACTTGACACACCCGGCGTAAATGCTGCCGTGATTGCTTTGACCGTGGCCACCTTGGTGGTGCCGTTGTAAGCGCTGATCACGCCACTGCTGCCGGAACCGGTGCCGCTGGTGATTGAAACGATCATCCCGACATAGAAGCCATCGGTTGCGCTTGCGCCAGATGCCAGCGTGATGCTCCCAGCTGAGCCTGCCTGGGCGGTGCCGGTCACGGCTGATGCGGTGATCGTCTCGGCCATGCCGCACGCCTTGAGGAGGCTGCTGAAGCGCGGTGCGGTTGCTGCTGTGCCAGAACCCACAAGCTCAACCGCGAACGTCACGCTGACGTGAGCATTGGCCAGCAGTTGCTCGCTGTTGCCGAGGTATGGCCTGATCAACTCACGGCTGACCGTGTCTGCCTCGATCGGGGTCACCTCAAGCGAGCGCACCAGAACAGCATCAGTACCAGCAGGCGAGATGTCGGTGCCGTAGGTGCTCTCGGATTTCGCGAGGATGAGGCTTTTGCGGGTCAGCAGAGTCATTGATCAGGTCCTCGATTGTCGGGGTTGCAGGATCTGGTGCGTCATGGCCAGTCTAGCTGGTCAAATCTGCCACCTTTGTACGGTATCGCACTAGGTAATCCATCATGATCACGCCCGCGGGCTGGTCTGCTTCCTGCAGGTCAAAGCTCACGTTGATCGGCTGCACGTCGATGGCATAGCCGCCCAGTGTTAGGTCGGCCATGATCTTCGCGTGCGCGCTTTCGATGATCGGATCCGCCACCTGGTCTGGGATGGCACCGCGCACGATGATCGCCACCCGCACCGTCAGGCTCCAGTCCAGGGTTGGCAGCGAGGTGTTCTGATCCGCTGAATCGCTGACGGGTTCAACCACGATTGCGGGGCTCTCGCCGCGGCTGATCGGTTCCACCCGGCTCCGATAGATCCGCGTGCTGACACCCGTGGTGCCCGTCAGTGCGGTACGGACAGCAGCCAGGATGGTCTCGCGTTTGGTTGCCATGGCTTAAGCCGATGCGACTTGGACAACGGTGCAGATGATGCCGGGGATGCTGGGGTGAGCGTAGGGACTGGTCTGGGCTGCCTCAGCATGGATGTAGGCTGCGACGTTGCTGGTCGCCCAAATCAGCTCGAGGTAGTCGTTGGTAGTCAAGCCCAACACAAAGTTGACGCAGCCGATCACGTTGCCATCAACGCTGCCATGCCGGGCAATGATGCTGAACCGGCTGTCGCTAGCGGACACGTTGGTGCCGTTCTTGCGGAGCCAGACGTTGATGTCGTGAATCGAGTTGTCTGTATTGCTGAATTGAATCGAGAACGTGATGCTATAGATGCCGGGATGATCGAAGGTGATCTGCTCGTTTGAGATAATCTTGGTGCCACGGCTTGACGTGTCAACTTGCCGCAGCTTGATCGGATAGGCCGTATTAGCCAGCGCCGCCACCTGCGACGTCTCATCCCAAAATGACCCCCAGTAGCCCGGGTTTCCGAAATAGGGCAGGCCAGACCATGACGTTCGGCCATCGCCGATTTTCAAGTTCTCAGTGTCGTTCTCGATGCCAGGTTCACCAGCCAGCAACACTGGATTGGTTGCCGCCCACTGGCTGCGTGTGTTGACCTTGAAGGGACCGCTCATGTCTTTTGCAATGCGATCTGAACGATTTTGCCATCGTCGATCAACATGGTCTCACGGACGGTGTAGGCCACGCTGTCAACTGTGATTGAATCGCCGCGGATCAGAGTTCCGAAGTTAGTGGCCTTGGCGGTCAGTGTGTAGTCAGTGCTGAGCACCATGCCATCGCTGATCACCTGGCTCGGCATGTCAAGGATGCCATTAGCAGTAACGGCGCCAGCTGTGCAGCTGACGCCGAAGTCTGCCAGGAAGATGTCCAGATCTTCCGTGAACGCCATCAGCTGTACTTCTTGGAGCCCAGGCCGACGATCGTCACAGCGCCGGCACCAGTGCCGCCTGCAACCGTTACCACTGCCTTGATGAATCGCTTGGTGTTGTCAGAATTGACAGCGATCTTCTGAACCGATGCGGTGTTGGCGGTGGTGATTGTGAATGCGCCGCCGGTCACATCGGTGTAGGTCCCGCCTGATGTGTCGGATTCGGTCAGCTTGCCCAAGTAGGTGATGCTGGCGCCGCCTGCTTCGGCGCAAAGGATCACGGCGATGTCGCCTTCATAATCCACCAGGTCG